GTGGCTAAAAAAACACGCATAGGCTTGGCTGCTTTACGGCGGTTGCAATCGGCACAACAGGCCACCAAATTCTCCATATTAATTGCGTTGTGTAACGAGTCATCAGTTGCCAAAGGCACAATGTGATCCACTTGATTGGCTTCACCCTGGCAGTAGAAGCAAGTGTAGTTGTCTCGCCTTAATACTAATAGCCTGGCTTTTTTGTAGGCTGTCTTGCCTCGATGATTGCCTGCTTTGGTACTCATTAGTAATGACCTTTACGTTTATGTGTGTCTAATGCTTTACATGTATCGCCTTGATACCGGTGATCTATGTACTTTAACCCTAAATCTATTTGTTTAAATGGGTTAGTCTCTTTCATCTTTAACAGTTGTGGTATCCCAAATGCACTGCTTTTAGGGTTACGTGCTGTTGGTCTCCATTGGCTTTCTAAACGCCAAAGTATTACCAAACACCTGTATTGCTTATCGTCTAAGACTTTCATATGTGCATATAACTTATATAACTCAATATCGCTTGAATATGCAGGTATTGTAGAAGCCGCTGTGAAAACAGTAAGCGCCCCCAATAGCGTAGTAAGTCGCAGGCGAGCCATCCGCAGTTGCGGCTCGCGAGCGCGACCATAGCGTAGCACCCTAGTCAAATATCGTTTCATAGGTTGTTCACACATCTTTATCCACAGGCATGTGTATAGACATAACCCCGAGTACCCCACAGCCCATGCACTCCAGCACGTGTACATCGGGCGGCAGGGTGTCGGTAACGGTCACTACTTTGTGGTCTTGTGTTTTCTTACACACACGGCAGTTAGTCGATGCTGTTGCCATAGGTACTGCTCCTAAGGTCTGTGATTGGGAATAGGTCGCGCTGAGTAACCCAGTAATTATCCTGCAATCTATGATGAAAGATGGCCTGCCTAGCCATGCTCACAGGTATCCAACCTGCTATTTGATATACCGGGCTGCGACCAGTAACTAACACGGCTACATCCTGTTGCCTGTCTGTCTTATTGATTATCAGGCTGCCGTTATCGTACTTAGTCCATTTAACTTCAAGCCTGCCACCTACATCCGCTTGGTTTTTAAAGGTATTGATGGTCGGTTTAAAGCCACGTAAGCCAAAGTACTGAGCCACGGCCATCTCTGCGCCCACGGCCTCTGCGTTTTCGGCTATAAACTCATGCAGGCTAATGCCTTTATTGAACCTGCCCGGGTGATCGGGTCTACCTTTAAGGGCGTAAACCCTGCCAAATCCAACCTGGTGTGCCTCGATCTCCTGCGCGTAATCAAGCACCACGCGGTTCACTGTTGGCAGGCCAAGCACACCCATAAGGTGTTGTATACATCTTGGCCATGTAGTTTGGGCGCAAAATGTTGGCCTTTGTCGCACCACTCGATCGCAGGCGGCACAACTTCATCGCGTAACTCTGTACCGTCTTTTTCAACGCGTAGGCGTTTGCCTGTATTTAGGTTGATTATCTCAAATTCACCCATTTGGCTTTACCTCGCTAATGATTTTGTTTAAGCGTTGATGTATCCGCAATAGGCATTTATCTTTATCCTCTGATTGGTTCAGGATGGCATTGGTACTCATGCGGATGGCACTAAATTCCAGGGATGTTTTATCATCCTCATGTGCCTGCTTTAATACCATTTCAATCATGGACACGGCAAACTCCAACTGCCTAATGCTGTTCATAAAGGCTCGATCGCTCATTACTTTACCCACTCTGCCGGGCATTGTGGCTTTGTAGGAGAAGCACAAACCCATCCTTTGTAAGCGTTTCCAGTTTTGGTGCTTACGCCTTCCTTCCAAATGCGCCGACCATGTGAGCATGTAGGCACGGTTTCGGTGATTTCACCACCTAATTGCGTTTTAAGCATTTCAACGGCTGAGCCAATCGATACGGCGCTGCCTTCGGCCGCTGGCACAGTTGCCCAAACATCCACGATTGGTGCATTTTCTACCTGCTCCATGTTTTGCTTAGTTGCCCTAGCCTCAACTGGCATAAGCAGGCTGATTGCACGGCCAATGGCCGATGTTACTGTGTCCTCAACCATCCACCGCTTCATGTTTTCGCGGTAAAAGTCTTGACGGCCAAAAGCGTAATCTACGGCCGCAGGCACTAAATCCTCATGTTCCCGATATACGCGAGCGCGTACTAGGATGTAACCTTTTACTAGATCACACTCCACAATGTCGGTTTCGATGCGGCCAACCTGATGTGCTGCCCTAAACCGTTTAATGCGAGCGTTTACATCCTCATATTCATCAAAGTTAATCATTGAGACACCCGGCGATCTGCACCAATACGCATGCCTGCAGCGCGGCCACGTAGGTATCCATCCTTACGGCCTGCTTGTACGCCTAATGTATAAAACAGTACGGCACTTAATGACCAACCAACCATGATGTAAGCAATATCGTAAATAGTCATCGCGCCCACTCCACACTCTGATAGGTAGAAGTCATGCACCATTGGCCTGTGGCTTCATCTCTTAATACTGCGTATTGTTCACCTAGTTTTTTGAGGATATTGCGTGCAGCCATAAGGCTCACATAATTTTCATACCAATAAATGTACTTATGATTGAAATCAAACGTGCCATTAGATGAATTAAAACGTTTATCTTTAACCTGCTCGCCCCATATTTCCAAAGTCCATTCCATTGAGGTTTCGTGTAGTGCCTCAAAGTCCTGTGCGCTAACAGTAATAGTTTTCATTTTTAGCCCCTTAGTTTAGTTTTATCCTGGCCTTCCAACCATTACTAAAAGGGTAAGGCTGTCCACCGACATAAAGCAAGGTAAGACACGCCAAAGACTAAGGTTTTATTTCCTCATCCTTATCCTTAGGCTTAGATTTAAGGCCGTTACTAGCCAGTACGCCGCCAAGTGAGCCTGTTAAGAATATGCAAAGGGTTGTAAGTAAATCGATAAACGCTCGATCGTTAGGGGCTTGATTACTTATGGGCTGAGTTACAAAGATAAGCGCGTAAAGCATGCCAAAGACACAGCCAGCAAATACCACGGCTAAGGTGCAGCCAATAAACACAATAAGCCTGGCATGTAACTGCTCAGGTGTTAGGCGTTTCATATACTTCCTTTGGGAGTAAATCCCGGGTGCATGTACCCACCACTTCGCAGGCAGGCGGTTGGCATCGATCCTCAGCCCAGTTTTCGTATTCTTGGCACTCATATCTTACCCATCCTTGATAGCCACAACCTGATAGAAGCAGCGATAAGGCCACTGCCCCTATCAGCCTGCGCACTACTTGTGGCCTATGCCAAACTCTTTTGCTTTTGGGTCAATGGCTTTTAACGCGGGTGCTATTGCTGCCGCCAAGAAGGCGTTCGCCAATGTGCGTGGGTCTGTTACCCCTGCCATGTAAAGCGCCGCAACGGCTGCTACGGCTGCACGCCCATAACTTAGGGCGATTGCTTTTAGTTGCTCTTTCATTTTTCTCCTTAGCGCCCTTAATTGATTTGACGTAACACATACAGGGTAGCCGTACCGCTTGATGTTACGGCGTACAACGCACTGTGATCGCCTACCATTATCGTTAATTTATCGCCGTTATCCAAACGGTAGCCATTGGCGGTGGTTAAGTCAGCACCGCCTATATATATTGTGCCGCTTGCGCTATGCAAGTAAGCCATCTGGTCGCCTATTTCCTCAGGCACAACTATTTGTGCGCTAGTTGTAACTGTAAACACTGCAGATTTAGGCATGAACTAACTCCAATTTTTTGGCTAGGGCTATTGCCTTCTCTTTGGTTATGGCAATTTCAAAGTGCATTTCATCCTTACGGTTGCGGTAATCCCCGCCCCATGTAAGACCGTATTTTTTAGCCAGGGCGCGGATCATTGGCACTTTGGCTTCATCAAATGTACCTACCTTGCCTAAGGCATGCTTTGTGGCATTTAGGTCAATGGCTGTACCGCTACTGTGATTGCTCAATTTGTCGGTTGTTCCGCGTACCATGCGGAAGCAGTAACCCCAATCGTCAAGCGCCCCGGCATCGATTGGCTCAATTAGCGTGTGAAACTCAGCCGCAAATGCAGACAGCAACAGGCCAGCATCTTTGGCGCAGCGAATTTTTAACGTTGTGCCTTTAACTGCAAATGATTTTATTCCAATGGCTGCCGGGTCTTTATCGGCTGGCCAGCCGTTATAACTGGTCAGACTCATAAAATTCCTTTGCATTTAATTCGCATCGTTGGCAATTCCATCGGTACAAATTATTTAAAAATAATTCATTATGGCCGCACTCAGGGCGCGGCGCTATAAAAGCATCCGCATCTGCATCATAAGTCATGCCAATACCTGCATAGTTGTAACGTATCTTGCCGTTATATGAAGTGCGCTTGCAGGTTTGACCTCTAAAATTACCGTACCAAGTCTCAGGGTCTAAACCTTCAATTAGTTCAGTTTCGTCAATTCCAGTAATAACTTCTGTAACGACGTTGTTTTCATCTAAAAATGCATAGTGCGCCATTAAGTCCAACTCACATTCCCAGTGCCAGCGGTTATCGTTGTAACTTTGAAACCACCACTAGCCGCCGCCGTTGATCCAGTTAAACCTGCTCCAATAGTTATAGTGTTTGTGTCTGGGTATTTAAGTATTACTACGCCTGAGCCACCGTTAGCGCCTTGCACTTGTGATGAACCGCCAAATGGGCCACCGCAGCCGCCGCCACCACGATTAGTTGTACCAGCATTAGGCGATGTACCGCCGCCGCCACCGCCGCCATCGGTTGCGCTGCCATTTGTATAACCCAGACTTGTGGGATTAGCACCGCCACCGCCGCCACCGCTGTAGCCGACAGATGAACCACTAATACTTGTTGATACTCCTGCACCACCGTTGCCGCCGTTTCCTTGCCCTGCACCACCTGGGGCATTTTGTCCGACAGCGCCAGCACCGCCACCACCAGAACCTGCGTTTGTAGTGCCTACAATTCCACCGCCACCAAAACCTTGATTGGCTGTGCCTGAACCACCAGCCTCAAAAAAACTACCGCCACCACCAGAACCGCCGTTTACACCACTTGCAAGAAATCTTGAACCACCGCCGCCGCCACCAGTAGATGTAATTGTTGAAAATACAGAGTTGCCACCATTAGATGCGCGCGTAGAGTCTGAAACCGCCGCTGCACCTGCCGCACCAACGGTGACGGTGTAGTTAGTAGATATATTTAAAGTAAGTGCAGACTCCAAAGACCCACCACCGCCAGTTGAACCAACTGTGCAGCGTAATCCACCACCGCCACCGCCACCGCCGTGGCCAAATCCACCACCACCGCCACCTGCGACAACTAAATAGTTTACGGTCACTGAAGGATTAACATAAGGTGCTAAAACAGCAGCGATTAAATTAGGAATCATTACGCAATAGCCCCTACAACATACCAAGTGTCTGTGCCAGTTTTAATACATGCCGCTGATTTGTACTGCGCAAGTGTAGGGCTAGCCGCTACTGCACCGGCACTTAGCACGGTAGTTGTACCGGGTGTTACCGCGGAAATTGTGGTCGTGCCAACTCCTATGGATAAAACTGTAAGTACCGTGCCGATTGGGAAGGCGGTTGTGGCATTAGTAGGTATTTTAAACGCTATGGCCGTTGCCTTATTCATTAAAAATATCTCTTGATAATTATCGTTAGTGGTTGCTGTGTAGTCACCAGTTTGCGTTACAACGTCATATTGCACCAATGAGTTCATGGTGGATGAGGTCAAAACCTGACCAGTAACGGTTGGAAAACCTGATATTGCCATTTTTATCTCCTTTAGTAACTCAACGTGCTAGTGTCCAAAACGCCATATTGCGTGCTGTTTAAAATAAAACTGTCTATTATGGGTTCAAGCGTAGTAAATTGTACGCGCCATTTATTTGGATTGATCGTCATAGCCACACCAAAAATTTGTAAAGTTTTTGTAAGGCTCGTTGATCCCGGCTGGGTAGTGGTCACTGTGATTGGGTCAAAAAAATCAAGGTCTAGGGCAGCAACTATGCCTGCATCGTAGTTTTCTGTGTAAAGGTCTAGCACGATGGAGTCACACCGCACGCTTGTCTCGGCTCGGCTCGCGACATAAGCCCGGGCATAATCCAAAGCCACGGCATCGGTTTCCATAAGCAGATCGTTTTGGGTGTAACTGTGTAAAAAGTATTTGGCAATACTGGCTGAATTAGTAGCCACCTGGGTAGTGCCGCCGCTTCTTGTGATATTTGCGGCGTTGTAAACTAATACGTCATTTAGCACCCATTGAGCGTCAAAGTAAAGCAGGCCACCCGAGCCATCATCGGTAAAAACTGTAGGGGTAGCGCCAATGCTTGATGAGGTTAGCGCCCGATCCTGAAACACAAATGACCCAGTGGCATCTACATAAAATGCCCCATACTCACTGGTTGTAACTGTTTGGCAGGCGGCTAAGGCTGTACGTGGTGTACCTGGGTCTGCCTGTACGGTTGTTTGCCCGGCATCAACATCGCGCATGGTCGATGGCCATTGGATTTGGTCAAGGATGTTATTAATTCGAGCGCCGGATAATTGGCCTGCGCTTGTACCTGTTACCGTAGAAATCTGGGCATTTTGTGCAAGTCTGAAAGCATCAACGGCTGAGATCACACAATAAGACACATTATCGTTTGACTCCTGAGGTGTGATGGTTTGATAACTTGTAATAAATCCGCTAAAAATAGGATAAGTAACGCCGTTATGTGTGGCAGTTATTTGCAATTTACGCATTGGATCAAGCAGCCCCGCATATGGCCCTGCCAAATTTTGGCTGTTGAAGTCTCCGTTTTGATCCACAATGCGTAATGAGCATGTACCTGTTTGGAATTGGTCGGCCTCAGCGTTACGACCACGGCGCGTAGTAAGCGCATCAATTTGGTTAGATACATCCACAATTAGCGCAGCATTATCTGCCAAAACATTTGTGCCAATTATGCCTTGCCCAATAATCATGGCCTGCGCAGCACTTGGCCCAGTTCCAAAATTTATGAAAGCATTGAGCGTAGGTACTGCCATTAAAGCGCCCCAGCAAATGTGGTGCTATCGCCGTACCGATTAAGTTTTTGCAAGGCACGCTGCATGGCTTCAGTAAGTGCATCCTCGCTACCCACTGGTGTATTTATTGTAATGTTATTTACTGCACCGCTCGATGCTCCTGGCACTTGCGTACGCAATCCGCTAATAGTGGTCAAGTATTCAGACAGTGTGCGCTCGCTGCTTTCGGCTATGCTTTCAGCAATTTTGGCCGCATCCTCGGCAAATTGAGATGCTAGGTCTGCTTCAATCATGGTGGCCTGGGCTAATACCGGGTTAGCAATACCTGTATTTGGGTCAATCGCGCTGGCTTGGAAATTACCAATAGGCGCGCCACCTATGGTTATAGTTTTAACTCCCATAGCCGCCAAGCGTGCGGCCTCAGCCAAGTTATTTAAGGATACGGCTGCAAAGTATTCTGCCTGCATTTTGGCTGCATTGGCCTTATCTAACTCAGCCATGCGCTTTGCTGCGCTGTTGGCATCCTCATCCATGATTGTAAGCAGGCTACGGATACGTGCTTTTTCTGCTTCATCTTTGGAGTTGGCTAAGGCTGTTTCCAAATTAATACGGTCTACGTCAAACTTCTTTTTAAGCGCATCTAATTCGGCTTGCTTTTTTTTCTCGGCCACCTCGGCTGCAGTAAGTTTATTTTTCTCTTTTACTATTTGGTTTTCTTTTTTGATCGTTGCAACGAGTTTGGCACGCTCAGCCTGCTCAACGGTAAAATACATTGATGTTGGTGAGTAAGGCGCATTTTTTAGACGTTCCTCACGGCCTACGCTGGCAAGGTAGCCACTATTCATAAATGCGCTAAAACCTTTGGCTAATAAACCACCAGTTTTAGTTTCATTTTTAAACTTGCCAAATAAAGTAGATACGCCAAGCAAGGCATCGGATGAACTTTGGGCAAACTTTTCCATTTCCTCTGTTGCCTTAGTAATGCCATCAGCACCGCCAAGCGCCGAAATGCTATTTAATATGCCTTCACCAATGATTTCTTGTACATTGGCAGATGAGACAGCAAGGGCATCCATTTGGCCTGCATAAGTTTTTGTTGCTGCAAGGCCTTGCCCTTTAAATCTAGCCGTAAGCGCCGCTGTGATTTGCTCCATATCCCCAGTTTTAAGGATAGTTTTATCCAAACCTGCGCCGAGTCGGCTCAACGCTGTAGTTTGCCCTGAGTAACCCTTTGCTAACGCCGCGCTTACGCTGGCCAAATCCTTAGTCGTGCCGCGCGATACGTCTAATGCAAGTTGCAGGCCTTTTTGCGCTGTTGTAACTGAGCCAGTGGCGTTCAGTAAAGTTTGAAATGCCGGGCGTAATTCATCATCCAACACGTTGTACGTGTCTTGCATCCTGGCAATAAAGCCTTCAGTAGCAATACCAGCAAAACCATTACCTGTATTTTGTAATGCTACGGATAGTGACTTGGCTGCCTTCTCATCGGCGGCAAATGCCTGCACGGATGCTTTACCAAAGGCAATAATTTTACGAGTAGCAAAAGCCACGGCAAATGACTTGGCCAACATATTGGTAGTTTTTTGGAATTGGGTAAGTTGGCGCTCGCCTTTTTTAAGGGCTGTACCGTTCCACTTGGCTACTGCACTGACTACTAGATTTGCCATTATGCCGCCAACCCATATCCGTTTGCTGTGTGTGAGGCATTAAATTGCGCCACGGCTATATTAATTGCCAGGTTTACCGCGTGTGCTGCGCGCCCCTGATCCTCTGCCCATGCACGGTAAATAAGGCGGCCACGCTGATCTGTGTTACCAAATCTAGGATCGATCGTGCCACGTGTACCGTACAAAGGCCCAAGCGGTGCTAAAAATTGACGGCCTGCATTTGGGTTTAGGCTGTTCATATCGCGGCGTGTGCCACTTACTTCTTTGTATCTTTTGTTTACTTTATGACGGCTAGCAACTATATGTGATTGACTACGGCCATTGGGATTTACACGGCCTGACGTTTCAAAGATCGCACCACCAGCGGAATTATTAGCAATAAAGTAAGCAACCTGCCAACGCCTTGTAAATTTAGCGCCTGCAATTTCTCCTTTATTGTTAGCACCTTGCCTATATACAATGCCAGTTCGGGTTTCGCTTTGATCGTATTTAGGAAATGCGCGGTACTTAATTGTTTCAGTTGATGAACCTGCCTTAGTCCAACCGCTTAACATCTCGCTATTGCCTGGTGCAAATGCCCGGGCTTTGTCTCGTATTGGCATCATCGCCCCACGTATTTGTGTGTTCATCTGCTTGGCTAAATCAGGGTCAAATTTACGCATGGCTTTAAGTGTGCCTTGTACGCCTGTGATGTTTACTGGCACTTGCACGCTCCCTTGCTCTGTCCGCTAATACCTGCAGTACTGCTTTAAACATAACTTCATCCATTGCCAGGACTTGATCGGGGCTAATTTTTAACTCAATGGCAAGTGATGCCACCAAATATGTAAAACTGCCCCGATCTATCCTTTTGGGTTTTCATCCTCGATTACCTCAACTGAGATAAGCGAGTTTAAAAAATCATCCCCAAACGGCGGTATAACCTCTGTACGCATCAACGCGTTGTGAGCCAACCAGTAAAGATCACTGTTTTTTTCATGTTCACGTAATTGCTTATACAGGCCTTGACCAGCATATTTTTCAAAGGCCACCTCAACCACCGGGGTAATGCTTACGATACTTTCCCCAGTAGCCCTTACGATTTTCAGCCGTGCCATTGTTTGCCCCTTAGTTAAATGTGCCTGTAGTTGCGTATGCAACCGCAGATGTGCATGTGAAAGTCATAGATGAGCGTGCGTAATCCTCAGGCCCACCTGTACCCACTGGTGTTAGGTTGTTGATTAAAATAGATACTGTGTACAGCGGATTTGTTGCACTAATAGGCGTTGCTGAAGCAGCGCGTACTGGCACGATTAAAGCGGTTACGGATGTACCGTAAGCAGCCTGCAAAGTTGCCTGTACTTTTGATGCAGCCCAATCGTTTAGGAAGTCCACCTGCAGTGTGCTGGCTTCCAAACCCTTTGAAAATTGATGGGCAGCCGCCCCCATGCTTGTGGTTTCCACTTCGTCAAAGGTTTGGGTAAGCGTAATTGATGTTACGTACTCGCTTAAATCAACGGTGGCAATTTTCAGGCCAACTTGATTATCTAAATAAATTGCCACGGATTATTCCTCATCCTTCTTTTTGGTTGGTGTTTCGTTTGGGATTGGCAGACCAAGTTTTTTTAAAACCTCAATATCTGCCGGGGTTATCTGTTGATCTGCCATTTTTAACTCCATGTCGTTAGTACGGTTATTTGTAAATCTGCCATAAGCAGGCTTCCACTATCTGCGTTTAGTACTGTAGGCGCAGATATTGTGGCAACGCTAAATTGGATAGCACTGTTTGCCAGTTTATTAAAAACGGCAATCATCATATCCTCGATGCCAGCAAAATTGCCCTGATTATCAAAGGCTGGCACGGTCATGGTTATGCGAAAGTTGGCCATAGGTTGTATTGCTGCACCGTTATATCGACCATTTGCAGGCACAATGTAAGGATCACTTGCAGACACAATTACTGAGTTGGCCAAAACTGTTGTAGGTGGATATGCAAAGGTTTGCCACACGCCGTTATTTGCTAGGGCGGCGGCTATGGTTGATCGCAGTGCTGTGATTGCTACGGCCATCTTTAACCAATCATCGATGCGGGCGACATATAAGGGGCTAAAAGCCCCCTAATTTTGCCGATCATTGTATTGCCCATGCGGTAGGGGCTAGGGTTAAAATTATCTACACTTACGCCACCAGTTTGGCTAACCTGCCGTGCTTGAAAAATATCAACGGCCAAAATCATGGCCGCCTCGCGCACGCTTGCTGTATTTACATACGTGGCAGTTTTTGTGTCTGCACCTTCGGCTTTGCCATAAGGAAGCACGCGCCTAAAATTCTGATTGTCTGCAGTTTTTGCATATTGAATAAAACTATAACCCTGTGGATTTTGCCAATAACTTAACTGCAAATTAAACGCTGGCAATATATTAGATGTACCAGTGCTAAATGGAAGCGTGCCTGTAATTGTGTAAGCGCCGTTAAATGTCGAACCAGCCCCGGTAATCGTTACTGTTTCACCAACAGTGAATATACCGGGGTTGGCCAACATAACAGTTGCAACATTTGATACCAGTGCTGTTCCCACAACGGGCGCGGAGTCAAACCAAAGGAAGGAGTTGATTTGATCCTGCGCTGCCTGGCAAACTTCATCTAACGTTGCATCGGTGTACAAAGTGCCAATACCCAAGTTAGCGCGCAGTTCTGCAACGGTTACATAGGTGGCTGCCATTTTGTATTCCTTTACTTGTTAAGGTCGGTGGGCCAAAGGGCTAATGACCCACCGACTTCTTAGGGATTTAGTTCAAGTTAAATTTAACGATACCCTTTGGCATTTTCGCAATCGTGGCCATGTAGCCGTAGATGGCCACCTGGATTTGTAGATTGCTAACCACATTTACGGACATGTAATTTGTGGCGCTGCGATATACGGTAAATGCCTCAGGTGCAAGGATTACTGCAGAGTCATCGATAGTTGTAGTTGCTGTGAAGTTTTTATCCACATACAAATCCAAACCAAGTACATTTCCGCGAATTGAACCAGGCTGTGTAAGA